TCTGGCGTCAAGATGGGCGTTCTATGAGCGACCATTTAGCGGGTTTTCAATAGTGGCCTGCCCTTCACAAAGGTTACACAGTCGGTCGGTGCTACACATATCAAGTGACCTCTTCTGCCTCTTGCTCGGTGTCCTCAACCGGAGCCGCATCGGTCTGCTCTACATCCTTGTCCGTGTTCGCTAGCTCGCACTCGATAGTCGTTTTGTAACCTTGCGACCCGATATAGTGTTCGACGCGCTTAATCAGCCATTCGCCGTCGACGTCTGGACGATATCCGGTCATGACCGCAATGCACTCGGCGCCGACTTCTGGCCGCCCCGGAAATGTATACGTCATCGTCTTCGTGCCGCGCGACCGGCGGCGGTGTTCTGCCTTCGCCGCTTCCTCTGCCGACACGCGATCGGCGTAGGCCATGCGCAAGCGAATCACGGGCTCCCCGTCGCCGATAGCCACTTCGCGGCGCGAGGCTTTGCGATTCTCTCGGTAGTAGGCGACCACGCTCGCCGCGTCACTGCGCGTCGACAGGATCACGCGGTAATCGTTGCCGTCTTCTGGCGTGAACGTGATGCGAGGCAAGTCTTTGCCGCTGGCCGTCCGCGAGTCACCGCGACGCACGAACACCAGCGAGCCACCTGCGGGCTTGGCGACGGCGTCGTAACGCTTTGCCATGCGCAATAACAGGTTCATATCGGATTCGTGCGACTGATCAGTGTGCGGCAGCTTGATCGCAGCTAGCTCCGACGAAATGGCGGCTTTAAGGCCATGCTCGCCGGAAATGCGGTTCACCATCGCGCCCAACGTCGTACCCTTCGGCCAGCTGCGCGTTTTCTGCGTCTGCATGTTCTGCTTGCCGCCCGCGCTGTTGTCATACGGTGCGGCGCGTGCGCGAATCGCCATTTCGCCCGGATAGCCAGACAGTTCGATTTCATCGCAGATATACAAGCCCATGAATCGAGCGCTGTTGTCATAGCCGATGAAGACTTTCAACTCCGCGCCAGTCGGCGGCACTTCGATCGGGTTGTCCGGGTCATGATCCGATAGCGATATTTCAGTCGTGTCTGACGTGGTGCCGGTTTCATCGGTCAGCCGCATGGACTTCAGGCGTTCGCGCAGCTTCGCTGTTACGTCCTGATCATTCGCCAGTACGCGGAATTCTGGCGCGATGTTCGTCAGCTCCACAGCGACACCCCCGTCGTAAGCGTCGACGGTTGCGAAATATCGGGCAGCACAACCGTCAGGCCGCGTGGTAGCACGGCACCCTGATCGGCTAGGCCGGGGTTTGCGTCATACACCGCGCGCAACACGTCTGGGCTTTCGACGCCGTAGTGCTGCCATGTGATGAAATCGACGACGTCGCCGTCGCTTGTTTTGTAGTTAAATGCCATCGCTGAATTTCTTGATTGAAACGGTGAATTCCTGTTTGCGCGGCGTGCCGTCAGCCTTGAAGTTGCTTGCAGCTTCCTCGACAGACTGGATCACCCACAAGCCCAAAATCTGGCCGCTTGAGCTGATAAGACGCACGGGCCTTTTCGCGTCGCCGATTACACGCAAGTCGTCAAGCTGTCCATTGCCGCCTTTAAAGTCGGGATAGATCACGCCGGGCAGCGTGATCGTGTCTTCGCCGGGGCCGGTGCACTGCAACGCGTCCAGCCCACCCATGCGTTCCTGGGCAGGCCAACGCCACGAAGTGAGCCGCCGCATTTCCTGAAATACGGCGGTGTTCAGTGAGAACTTAAAGCCGCCCAGCATCAGGAGAACGGGCGCGTTTCCGCTGTTGTTCCCCTGAAACTGACTCACCGCATAGTCGATCGCGCCGGTTTGAATTTCCTTGTATGACATGCTGCTTAAACTCCGTCGGCCATGCTGCCGCGATCACGTACAGCGGCGCGGCGTGCTTGTTCTTCAGCGATGCGTTTCGCAAGGTCTGCGCTCGACTCGCCGGGATGCTGCGAGATGTGAAACACGTTCGACTGCTGCACGCTCACGGGTGCGGACGATCCACGCGACGCGGCGGTCGGCATCGGCGGCGCTTGACGGCCGGACACCGCCGGCAGCGCGCTCGGCTTCGAACTGGTGCCGCTGTCGTCGGTCAGGCCCAGCTTTGACGCCGCGCCCTTCACTGCGTCGCCTACCATCTTTCCGGCGTTGATGATTGGTTGCAGCTTCGCCATGATCCAATCAGCGGCAGCGCCGACCGTCGCTTTCACCTTGTCCCATGCGTTCGCGAAATTCACGACGGTGAAGCCGGCGACATTGCCGATTCCTTCGCCCAGCCACGTCACGCACTTCACGACATCGGCAATGACGCCGATGCCGAACGTCATCGCTTTACCGATCGCAACGCCGAACGAATGACCCGCGTCTGCCGCGCCCTGCAAGCCCTCTGCCGTCGAATCGACCGGCGCAAGCAAGCGATTCAACCAACTGCACACGGCGCCCACAGCGCCCGCCACGACGTCCCACGCGGGTTTCAGTTCGCCTAGCGCCTCACCCATTTCAGCGAACACGGGCGCAGAGGCATCACGAATGCCTTGGAACACGCCACCCACAAACGCCTTAATCGGCTGCCAATACTTGAGCACCAGCAATGCACCGACGACAAGGCCGCCAACAATCAGCGCGATCGGTGCAGCGCCGATTGCGCCGATAGCTGCAACCGTTTCGCCCACCATGCCGAACACGCCAGACAAACGCACGCCGGCCGATGCAACCTTGCCAAGCGATGCAACAGCAGCACCCGCGCGCATCTTTTCGATCACTTCGAAAATCTTTAGGATGCCGCCGCCGGATACAACGCGCACCAGTGCGAACGCCGTTGTAGCGGCCTTGAATGCAACAAGGCTGCCGACCACTGCGGTAATGGAGCCGACTAGCCTCTGATTGTTTTCGACCCAGGGCATCAGCGTGTGGGAAACGAACTGATTCGCGCGAGTCATGACCGGCATCATCGCCTCGCCTAGCGGTTTGAATGCCATGCCGACCAGCGTTTCGATGGAACCCGTCAGCGCCTTCACGCGATTCGTGAAGCTCTGCGTGATGGTGTCGACGCGCTGCGTCATCGACGCCTGATCGTCCATCGCTTTCTCGGACGCCTCATAGCCCGCCACACCCTTGCGACCTATCAATTCGGCCGGGCGCATACCTTCCTCGCCGAACAGGGTTTTCAGCACGGTTAAGCGCTGCTGCTGGCTAAGGGTGTTCAACTTCGACAGCTGCGCGACAAGGTTGTCGATACCTTGGAAGTTGCCTTTCTTGTCGAAGAACTGAAGGTCGATTTTCGACTTGTGCAGAATGTCGCGAACGCTCGCCATTTGCTTGCTGTTCTTCGCCATGATCTGCGGCAGCATCGCGGCGCGCGAAAGCATCATGCCGAAGTTAGTCCCGAACGTGCTGCCGTCCATGCCGTTCTGCGCGGCCTGCCCCTGCAACGCATAGACCTTTCGCACAGCATCAGCACCATGCAGGCCCAGCGCACCCAGCTTGCTACCGTAGTATTTCGCGCCCAACAGCAAGTCATCGGAGCCAAGGCCGAAACCAAATTTCGCACGCTGCGAAAGGTCGGCCATTTTCCCTAGCTCGGTTTCCGACAGCTGAAACGATTCGCGCAGCTTGGCGGTCATTTCGGCCGCCTGTTCGACCGGCATTTTCAGCACGACGCCCAGCTGTGCCGCCGCCTTCAGGCCGCCATGCGCGATCATCTCGGCACTGGTGCCGTTTTCCTTCAACGCGACCGCGACGTTATGGAAGTCTGCGAGCGTTCCCGGCAAAACGTTGTGCAGTTCCACGGCCTGTTTGCGGATTTCTTCGAATTGCGCCGGCACGCCGCCCGACTTGTCCATCAGCGCGACGCGTAAGTCGGTTTCGGCGTCGTTGATCTTTTCGAATGCACGTATGCCACCAACAACAGCGGCGCCGGTTGCGATGGTGCCCAGCATGTGCCCGCCCGGCATGTTGCCGATCAGCGTGCGCATACGCTCGCGGTTGCGTTCGGTCGCCCGCTCGATAGCGTTTAAACGGTTTTGCGCAGCACCCAGCCTGCCTACTTGCTCGGTCAGCTTGGCGTATTCCCTACGCATGCCGTCCACGTTGCGACCCATGCGGCCGAACGTATTGATTCCTGACGCCAGTAGCTTGCGACGCTTGTCGACGTCGACGATCGCTTCGCCAACACGCTTTAAGCTTGTGGTAGTCGACGACAGCGCACCCTTAAACGCGCCAGATACGCTGCCGCCGATGATGATTGACGCTTTTAGAATCTTCGAACTAGCCATTCGATTTCGGCAATCCTTCAACCCACCAAATAAATTTAGACGTCCGCAGCGCCATGATTTCCGAACGGGACCAGCCGGTATGCGATGCCAGCGCTAAGACCCCGTCTCGGATTTCGCTCGGCGTCAGTACGTAAAAAGCGCGTAGGAAGCCTGCAAGCGGGCGTAATCGCGAAGCGGCAGCTTGCGGATATCGTGCGGTGCAACCTCGCAGAGGTTTGCGAATGTCGTGATTTCGCGCGCCGCGTCAGTGCGGCCAAAGTCTTGGAAGTTTTCCTGATCCTCG